GGTCGTCGGAGAAGCATTTGGTGCCGGCTGCAGGACTCGAACCCGCCACCTGATGATTACAAAGCTTTGGCGGATTGCTGATTGATCAATGACTTAACGCAAAAACTGTTCTACTAACTCATAAACGCATCATCGCGGAAGGCCCATTCCTTCGTACCGCCGTTCGGCATTGTAGAACATCAATGCGACACCTTTTTCACCAATGGGCGAAGTTCAATGCTGCGCCGATGCGTCGACGGATTCGGTTTTGGTGCGTTATGTTATGTTACGTTATGTTATGTTATGTTATGTTTTGAACGTTACGTTATCTGTTGCACTACGCCATTGACGCTGCGTTATTCTTTAGCCGCTAAACTTCGACCGAAAGTGTGAATCGCTAGCTTTGCGCGCCTGTGGTGGAAGTGCATGCGCCGAGAGTCAGTTAAGCACACTGGAGATGGACGGGGAGCGCCGGTAGCAGTTCGGCGCATCGAAGGAGCATCGACGCGCTTGAGGTCTTCGCGTGCGGGCATTTGCAGCTCACCGCGTGGATTGCGATTCCGCTAGCCCTTGTCACTGTCGACAGCTCGCTTGAACCGGACAGCCTCGGCGGCGTACCGATCTTGATCATCTTTCGACAGGATGCTGTTGCCGCACGCGTCACAGAATTTCCCAGTCAATGCCGGAACAACGATTGTTTTGCCTTTGTAGGAAAACGGTACGTCGCGCGTGCTAAGGATCAGTTCCGCACCACAGCTTGGGCATTTCATTGACGCCTCCGACATTTTCAGTCACGTTTTGCTATCGATTGATTTTGCTGGCCGTCGCAGCGGCACCGGCTTTTTGCTCAATTCCACGGCCTTTTCGGCACGTTGCAGTCTCAGCTCGTCAATCAGTGCAACTAGCTTTTTCGGATTATGTTTTTCAATCTCCGCGTCCTTGAACTGCTCCATAAGAAAGTTCATTCGCCGCGTGAACGCCAGCCAGGCGATCGTCTCGCCGAGCGTGTCAGTGGGTTTCGCCCCTATTCTCTTGCGCCCGGATTCGGGGTGCACCGGAGCGGAGAGTTCGGCTGGGTCTTCGAGCGGCGATGCCGTGCTGAACATCGGTTGTTCGACTGACGCGAGCGGGCCGTAAAAGTAGTCCTGCAATAGCGTAACGGCGTCGAAATACCTTTCCGCCAACTTCTCCACGGGAAGCGGCGAGAAGCCCTGGCGCGACGTGTAGGCCTCCGCTGGCGCTGTATGACCATTCTCGGGGTCTGTGAGTCCCGTCGCGATCCAGAAAGCGTATTTCGGCCAGCGCCGACAAACTGCCTCGATCATCACTGCGGTCAGTTTCTGCTCTCCTTTTACCGCGCTCTGCCAGTTGCTAGCGGGTATGCCGGTCTCTTCTTCCAGCTCCTTGTACCGGCGTCGTTCCGATGTCACGGCCCGAAGCACTTGCGTTGCCCTGCCAAAAATGTCGTCGCGCACAAATTTCCCCTTGTCGGCCTCAGCCAAAGTAGGTATATTTCACCTGGGTGTATTTCACCCACCAAAATTTTCCGTCGCACCATTTTACAGCCTTCACCGGCGGGCTAGCGCACGGCGTACAAAGGAACCCATCCATGAGCAAGCAAAAACTGACCATTTTGAGCATCAACGTCCGCACCGGCGTGTCCCAAAAGACGCAGCGCCCGTACACCATCCGCGAAGCGCAATGCATCTTGGAGCAAACGGTGGACGGCCTTCAAAACGTTGTCGTCGGCGTCATCAACTTGCCCGAATCGTTGGCTGACCGCGCCGCTGGCGAGTACCTCGCAGAATTCGCGCTCGCGCAAGGCAACGGCCAGGACGCCGGTCGCCTCGTGCCCCGCATCGTTTCTCTTTTGCCGTATGGACTTCCGCGTGCGCAGCCGAAAGCTGACGCCAAGGCGGCTTGATCCGGCATCGGCGTGGGTTCCGTTCAAACCATCGCGGTGTGTGGTCCTGCGGTTGGTGCAATCAACGCAGCGGGGCGTTCGATCTCATGCGGCACGGATGCGAACGGTAGCCCGCTCTACGTCACGACTATGCAGGCGTATGTGCTCGATCCGTCGAGTGCGCCTTACATCGACGCTGTTTCGCAGCCCTTCGACTACGTACAAGCGGCGGGCTTTTGGGGATTGGCTTTCACCACCGTCATTACCTTGTGGTTGGTGAGTCATGGAGCGGGTGCGATCGTCAATTTCGTACGTCGTGCCTGAATTTTTGCGGGTGAGACCGCTTTTTTAGGAGTGTTGAAGATGAAGAAGAAACTGGAGCAACTGAAGAAGATCGCCGCGCGCTCGATCGTCGTTGGTGCCGCTGCGGCAACGGTTGAAGCGCATGCGGCCGGTACGGACTTTTCGACGTTGACGAGCGGCATCGACTTTTCGACGGTCACGACGGGCATTCTCGCGGTCGCGGCCACGCTCATCACGGTCTACGTTGCCATTAAAGGCGCGAAGATCCTGATCGGCATGGTTCGCGGCGCATAAGCGCGCGGACAGGCGATTGCGTTCAACGGGGGCTGCGGCCCCCGCTTCTTTTTCGGAGGTGCCATGGATGCAAACAGCGCTTGGTATCTAGTGATGTTCGTCTTCGGGATGATCTGTGCCTGGGCGGTGATCGTCGGCTTTAAGGAGTCGTGATGCGCATCAGAAAACTCGTTTTATTCGTCTCGCTGAGCTGCTTGTTGGGCGCGCAGGTTGTGCATGCGCAAGCGTTGCTCGCACCGGCGGAGAGCTTTGTCATCAATCGGGCGGAGGCGGCCATCATCACGCGCGTGGCGATTTCACGCGGTTTTGCAGCCAACGATCCGCGAATTGCAGCGACGTTGACTGGTATGGGCGAGGCTTCGACGGCGCTTAACATTGTGAGTACGGGGACTGCCGTGGGACTTGGATTCGCCGGTGCGCCGGTTTGGCTAACGATTGCTGCTGGATTGGGAATACTCGCGGCCGGGTCCGCGCTCTACGCAGGTGGTGTGTCGTTAGCGCGGTCGTCCGATGGCAAGACGGTTACAGCGCAACAACCGATGCCAGCGTTGCCGTCATATACGGCACCGGGAGTCCAACTGGATGCTCCCGCTGCTGGTCGCATGCAAACTCCGTTTGAATACGGTGTAGGCACTCTCGGAATGCAGGTATATCGGACAAGCTCGTGTATGGCGACCGACGCGGGTTGTGCTGGGTATCCGCCAATGCCGCCCCTAACCACGCCTGGCTTGAATTTCGTGCGTGACACCGTCGCGACTATGTATGTTCTCCCGTCGATCGCTGCTGTACAGGCGTATGACCTTTATGAGCAACAGTACAACGGGGCGGGCGGAGTGGTTGGCGGTGGCACGGCGACGAGCGGCCTCGGATACGACGTAGTGGATGTGTCGGTGAGCTGGCAGCCGAACGCCGATCATACGAACTACACGTTGATGGAAAGTCGGACTTTGACTACCTGGAAGACCGACCTGAACGGAAATCTCTATAAATCCACGGATACTGGAACCCAGCCCGTAACTTGGTGGGCTGCGGGTCCGGGGGTGAAGCCAATTAGCGGCGGTGACTTGTCGCAGGTGTATCCGCAGCTCACACAAGCGTCGCTCAATCAGCCTTTGGACCCGAGTACCCTTGCGCAGTTGACCAACCAAACGTGGCAGCAGGCTGCGCAACAGCCCGACTATCAGGGCTTGCCGTATTCGGTGACGCAGCCGATCAGCCCACAGGACGTGCAGCCGTGGGCGTTGTCGAATCCGGGTGACATGCCGAATGTTGGCGATCTTTTCACGCCCGCTGCGGCCCCCGGTACGTCGACGGTGACGATCAGCCCAACGGTCCAGCCTGGGCAAGCGTCGTCACCAAATCCGACCAGTAGCCCTACGACGAGCACCGGTAACGACGTGAATGTCGTCAACACGCCGAACGTCAATGTGGTGAACAAAGTGTCGGTGGATCTCGGTAGCGATCCAGGCGTCCAATCGCCAGCACTTGAGGCGACGCCAACTATTTCGATGATCCTGTCGCCGTTGTTGAACTTGCTGCCTGACCTAAAGCATTGGGCCGTGCCAGCCCACAGTTCGGTGTGTCCCGAGCCGTCGTTTATTGCCTTTGGTCGCTCGTTCACGCTGACCGCGCAGTGCGACCTTGCGGAATCGAACCGCACGGCGATCTACACGGCTTTCGCCGCGATGTTCACCCTCGCGGCGCTATTCATCGTGCTGCGAGCTTAAGGGGGCCTTATGTTTGCGATTCTTGTTTCTGCCGCGAACGTTGCACTTGGCTTCCTTGTGCGCTCGGTGATCGCGAAGTTCCTGCTGTACTTTGGGCTTTACTTTTTCGTTACCGAGGCGGTGTCGCTATTGCAGTCGGCGAACATCCTGCCGTCAGCGGCATCGCTCGTTGGCGCATTCGGTTCGATCGGTAGCGACGTGTGGTACTTCCTTGACCTGTGTGCGTTCAGCTACGGTGCGCCGCTGTTGGTGTCGGCCTACGTGACGCGCTTCATCATCCGGCGTTTGCCGATTATCGGGTGATGTGATGGCGATCAACGTTTATTCCGGCGTAATGGGTTCGGGCAAATCGTATGAGGTCGTGCAGGGTCCGTTGCTCGATGCGATCGCAAGCGGGCGACGTGTCGTTACCAACGTCGACGGCATCAACGAGGACCGCACCGAGGAGTGCCTCGTGAGCAAGGGGCGTGCCAGCGCGAGGTCGTTAGGGGAAGTTTAGCATGTGCGAACC